TGCCGCTACACTAAACTCTTCCATTACTTCTTAATCCCGTCGAGCATCATTCTTGCCATCTGCTCTTGCAATACGATTCAAGTCAGGAGTTACCCCAAACGCATTACTCATAAGTGTGTCAATACGAATTACATCGTGATTCATTGTTTTAACACGATTATCCAATGCGTGAATTATGCCTGTAAGTCCTTTAACACTGCCCATTACACCATCAAGGATAAAGCGCATGGTTAGGAACACAAAGTAGCCGCCGGCCAGTGCCGCGGCGATAGGAAAGCCAACTTCGGCAATTAATTGAAGTATTTCTGTCATGTTGAGTTGCTCCTTGTTTAGTGTATTTACCCAAATTTTTGTAGTTTACACACGGGCTATAAATAATTACGTGAGAAAACTGCTACTATTATTATTTTTACTTCCGTTAACTGCCAACGCAGAGTACAAAGACTGGGACAAATACGACAAAGAATTATTTTGGATGTCAACTACCGCAATAGCATTGGATCACTTGACCACAAGAGATCTGGCCAGTAGGTATGATGAAGGATATAGGGAACGTAATCCACTGTTGGGAGAGCATCCAGATAAGGACACAGTGGATTTGTTTTTTCTAGTAAACTATGTTACGCACTACTATCTAACAGATTATTTCCAAGGGGAACACAGACCTGTGTACATGATGGTTAGACTAGTGGTTAACGGAGCGGCCTCGGTTAATAACTTTAAGATTGGTCTTGGAGTACGATTTTAGCTTGGTTGTGCCGTTTACAAATTTCTTCGTAAAAAGTATCTAATTCTCCACCAAACTTACCAGTTAGGTGTTCTGCTAAATCGTTACATAACTTAACATTGCCATCTTTGTTTGCTTGTACAAAATCGTTATGTAATTTTTTCCAGTGATCCAACATTACAACTTCTGCTAGTGGTACTTTGGTTGCTTCTACTATGCACCAAGTATCTAGTAGCTCGTTATCGATCATGTTTGGTTCTAGTTCTAAGATTAGATATTTTTCAAACATCTCGTCTGTGGGTTTTTCCCATACTATATTCATCTTTTCTTTAGTCCTTGTTGTTTATAAATTTGTTGAACGGCTGTTGCTTGATAGTAACAATCAATCAAAGCATTATGGGCACCTTTTGCATTTTTATCTCTGGGATCTCCAAAGGTTTTAAACAAAGTACGACTATCTCTAATTTGCCAGAAATTCCATGGTGTAGGAAGTTCCATATCACGATACAGGTCTTCAAGAATTACAGCGTCAAATGCAGGGCCTTGACACCATATATTGTCAGCTCCAACTAAAAATTTATTAAGTTTTTTAAGAAAAGAAGATACACTATCACGCTCATGATCACCAAGTGCTTCTTCTCTAACATCTTCTGCTTGTCTACCCCACCAATCAATTACATCTTGGTGTACGTGTCTGCCTAGTGCTATTTGTTCATCTACATCTATCCTAACATACAATCCGTCGTCTGTATTTACATCCGATGAGTATGGATCAAACTTTACTGCGCCCACAGTCAAGACAACACTTTGCGGACGAGTACCTAAGGTCTCGATGTCTAACATTATATCCATAGTATTTTTATGCTGGTTGTAGTTTAATTGCGAGAGGAAAACCGTTGTTACGTGCGAGCATTGTTACTTCTACACCTTTTTGTTCAGCAATTTCATACGGAAGAGTTTTTACTACGCTACTACCATCTTCATGAATTTTTAAAGTTAATTCTTTTGCGGTTTCTTCAGTGTGATAGAAAATTATTTTAAGACTTTCAACTACGAATTCCATAGTTGTTTGATCATCGTTAATATATATTACATTGTAAAGACTAGGTGGTTTAATTTTTGTTTTAGACTTTGTAGATTGCGTTTGCTGTACTTCAGTTTTTGTGCTCATAGTTTATACCCATCTAGTTGGTAAATGGGGGGAGAATACCAACTCCCCCCGGCTGTTACACTATATTATATTACTTAGTAAAAGTAATTGCAATCTTTTTAGGCTTTTGTTCGTCCGGAACAATATGCTCTAAGCTGACTGCCAGGATACCATTTACTACTGTTGCACCTTGTATCTTAACATTATCGTTAAGAGTAAACGTGCGAGTAAACGTGCGAGCACTGATACCTCTGTGTAGATATTCCTGCTCATCTTTTTCCTGTTTCTCCCCAGTAATGGTTAGTATGTTGTCTTTGAATTCAACGTCTAACTCATCTTCGCCAAAGCCAGCAACTGCTACCTGGATTGCCCAGTTGTGCTCATCGACTTTGATGATGTTATATGGAGGATAATTTTCCGCTTTTGAATTAGCAAATGTACGGCCTAATTCATCAAACAATCTATCAAAACCGATAGTGTGTCTGTTTACTGATGCGGATAAAGTTGGGAGGTCAAAGGTACTAAGTTTGTATGATGTCATAATATTCTCCTTTCATTAAGCAAGTTATGACTTGTGATGTTGTAGCCCGACTATCGGCACTACACGTATATTTATACAGGATATGAGATTAGATGTCAATCTCTTATTAGTTCATATGATTTACTTCGGGCATGTTCTGGATTAAATGATACTAAAAAATCCACATAATCTTGTTCTGTAGTCAAGCACAGTTGAACACACCAGTTCTTAATACCAATGTGCTCAATATCTATATCGTGTTTTTCTGCCCAAACTCTAATGTCGTATTCTATTTCAGTACGAGCCCATCCCACTGCATGTATTCCGTTTGCACGTGGAAGGCCCCACTGTATATACATTTAGTACATCTTTTTAGGTAAACGCTCGTCTGATAGTTGCTTCTGCCATCTGCGAACTGCGGCGGCATGCTTGCGCTTGCGTTTTGTGGTAGGTTTTTCAAAAAATTCTTTTGATCGCAAAGTTTGTAGTGTACCGCTTTCGTTAACTTTTTTCTTAAGTTTACGCATAGCCTTTTCTACGTTGTCGTATTGTACTATTACTTTATTGCCAAAAGGTCTGCCTGGTTTCTTTTCAAAGTTGGTTGCCATAGTTTTTATTTAGTTGGTTGTTTTTCAAGTTGTGCAAAATAGTCAAATGGTGTATCGACTTTGATTGCATCGGAGATATAGGTTTTTGTCCCATAGTAGTAAACGTTACTGTTTTTGCAAAGATCCTCGTTGTTGTAAGGATCAGAAGTGTTGACAATTACCGCATCACTTTTTTCGATTGCTTTAGCCAACCAATCAGTATCATCCATGCCCTGATGGTACAAGTATACATTATATGCATTGTTTGTACCTTTGGCTATTTGACCTAATAGTTCAACATCTTTAGGAGATGCATCGACTACCGTTACGGTATGAAAATCATCTTCTACAAAATCCGGTGGTGTTATAAAATTACTGTAATCCATCTTTCCCCACTATCTGTTTAATTTGTTCTAGTTCAGCTTCGCTTAAATCGTCAGCAGTATATTCACCTGTTTGAAGTTTGGTAATCAAATGCTGTATGTACGCCTCATTGTAAGTATAACTGTCTGTAGTGCTCTTGTCAAGCTCTATCCACTTCTTATTGTTCCATTTGAACAATTTATTAGGTAAAAAATCTGTCCTAATATACATGTCACCTTTGTTTGGTCTAATCGGAAACTGACTTCCGAATCCACACTCGGCTGTGTTCACTACAGTATCGTTATCAGCTCTTACTTTAACACTGTATATGGGCAAGCCAGGATGCAATGCTTTGAATGCTTCTATGTTGTAGTTCTTTTTTTGATACTTGACTACTTCATCTAGCCCACGCTTCACAGCAATGTTAGGATCTGTTGCTTCTTCTTCACCTATGACAAAATCGTCAATTGACACGTCTGCTGAATCAGACTTTGACTCCGCAACGACCTGTTGGGGTTGTTGCTTGTCTAATTGATCAAGTGCCCAATCAAGTCTTTGTAGTGCTGTTCTGTATTTGTCCCAGAGTTGGTTTACTGACTCCTGGTAGTCGTTAGGCATTAGTTCCTAGTCTTGCTTCTATTTTAGCCTCAAGGTCAGCAATGTCTGCTGGCATTGTAAAGTCGAGATCAAGCTCACTTTGTAGTGCTTCATTCTCGTCCAAAGCCTCGTCTAGTTGTGATAGGGCTGTCTTGTACTTTGCCCAGATTAGATCAATTTCTTCTTGTGGTTTAGCCATTCTTTTTCCTTAGTTTGTCGTCTACGTTACGCTCTAGCTCAGTAACATCTTCTGGAGCATCTGTCTTTAAAACTGGTTCTACATATACTTCTTTTACTATCACAGTATCAGCACCGTGTTTTTTGTTGTTGCGAGCCCATTCAAACTGTTTGGTACTAGCAAGTATAAGTGTAAGTGCTAGTGGGTCAAACACAACGACCAACAACACAATAACCCAACGTACTGCCTTTTCTAGTAGATTTTGGTCTGGACTTTGATCATATATAAATGCCGCTATGTACTTGATTGGTCCTACTTCTGCTTCTAGTTTTCTGTATTCTTTTTCAAACACAAAAATTTCTTCACGTATTTGGTCAATTTCTTTTTGTTCTTGATCTACAAACTGTTCAAGCTCTTCGATCCTACCATCAATGTCATCTGTTTTGGTATTTGCTTGATTGCGTAGTTGTTGTATCCTATCATTTACTGATGACAGTTCTGGTGCATACTTGGCATCAATATCTGCGAGACGTTTGTTTAGCGTTGCGTTTATATTTTTAATTTCACGTTGTGCGGCACTGGCAACACTAAGTTCATTTCGTTTAGCAGTCTCTGTTGCTTCTAGCTCGGTTTGTTGTGCTAGTGTTATTGCCTCGTCTAGTTTACCTTTGCCGAATGAATTTTTATAGCGTTCTTGTGCGGCCGCTATGTCCTGCTGTTTGCGTGTTTGTGCCGCGGCAATGTCTTGTGTTTTACGTTCTGCGGCCTGTGCTAGTCTATCGTTTTGTAATGCAATTGCCTTTTCTGCATCAACACGAGCATTGGCTTTTTCTTTATTGATCTGTTCACGTATTTCTTTAAGCGCATCATTATCGCGGTCAACCAAGTTGTCAACACGCACATCTTCACCTTTGCTTAATCTATCTAACTCCCCTGTCCAACGAACTATCTTGGCTTCTGATCTAACCATCTTGCTTTCAAGTGACTTGATCTGTGCTACCTGTTCTTCACTCATTGATGTTTGTTCAATGTGTGCTTTACTTAAGAAGCCAAAAATACCCATTGAGGTGATAAACATCAACACTGCAATTGCTGGTATCAAATACCACTTGAACATTCTTGGCGCACGTTTCCAATTCTGATGTAGCCACACTGTGGCAACAATCTTACCAGTTTCTAGTGCTCCGCCCATGATAATAACAGGCATAACTGCGGCACTGAACACTGCGATCAAGCCAGCAATACTGTACCATGCCGCGATTGCAGAAATAGATATTGCTGTGACAAATATAAGGAGAGCTAAGAACATAATATGTATTTATTGGGTAATTGACTAATTATACAGCAGACAGAGATGTTAGTCAACTGAATTTTTTGTCAATTAATCTTAGGTTAGCTATTATTCTGCCCAGGGCCTGCCCAACAACAATCCACCTGAGTTT